CATCTGCTCCCTCTGATTGACCACCACTTACTACTTCTACACCATCACCAAACTTTTCTTTTAAATTATAAACAAACTCCTTAACCTTGAGTTTATTGGTGTATTTCCGGGCTCCCACTATACCCACTTTTTTCATTTATGCCTCAGCCTCAACTTCATTAATTTATTATAATCTTTATGTTTCATCTTCACCCTAATAATCATTTCTTTTTTGTTTTCTCTTTGGAGGTCTATCATCTCTGGATGATTTTTCTGAAGTAACAAACTCTAGACAATCACTAAATTCTTCTAATCCTTTTAAAACTCCACCAAGTTTCCATCCGCTATCATGCATGTATTGAAATCTGCAAGGATACGTCACGTCCTTATCATCATTATGTATAATATTATACCAAGTATATTGTGCGTGGTCTGCATCTCTATTTGGTCGTATTGTAGTTTTGTAGTGAAGTATGCGTTCATACTTTTCTATAAATGATTTTAAACCTTTTGCCGTTACTTCGCCGTCATCATACCACAACTGAAGTTTAAAATTTTGTATTTTATAAATCTCATGAATTTTATCCACTACTGATGATTCCAATGGATCATTTAAAAAATCTGAAAGTTTTAATCTTAGTGCGTAAATTGCTCCACTCATACTTTTACTCCCTTCTTATCACACAACTCTGGTTTGTCTTTGAAATCACACCACCTACAATTTTTCTTTGAAGGTAGTTTATTATAAATATGGTCGGTTCGATATTCTCCATCATCTGTAAAACAATCTTCTATAAACATTCCCAACCTGCGATTCACCTTATTGATTGACGGTGTTCCATTTGCAGGTGTAAATGTCTGAATTCGTTTTTGTGGAAAATCTGTTCCTTCATAAAGTTTTCGTTTTACTATAAAAAACTCTACATCAATTCTATCCAATGGAATATCAAACTGCTTAGAATAGAATTGTTTATATAATAATAGTTGATTTGTTTTATTCTTGTCTACTTTTTGATATTTATTCCAACCATATGTTGATGTCTTAATATCAATAATATTGATTCTGTTTCTAACATTATCTTTAATAATTAAATCAATAAACCCACGAAATTTAATATTCTTATCCATACCATAATCAAGTTCCGTTTCAATACCAACTAATTCATATCCCTTCTTACTAAAATATTGATTTCGTTTCTTCTTAAAGAAATCAATTATTTTCACTCCATCAGCATAAAACTCAATCATATCATTTTTAGTACAGAATTCAACTCCACCATTTTCTTTTACGATTTCTAAAAAATTTATCTTCAATCTATCTTCCAGCATCTCATTTAAATAAAGTTGGTCTGCTTCTTTTATACTCTGAGTGTACATCACCTTTAGATATTTTTGAAGAACTTCGTGCATACTCGTTCCAAATAAAGTATAAATACTATCAGTAAATACTGATAGTTTATCTACATAATTAAGTTTCCACATATAAGGACACTTATCCCATTGTGAAAATTGGCTATACGATATGGACTTTTTCTTAGACATAGTTGATCTTACGACATATTTTTGTAAAAGTCAAGACAATTTATTCTTAACTGTTTCTTTTGGTAGTGCCCCTACAAACCTATCTACTTCTACACCATTTTCTTCAATTACCGTAGTCGGAACTGATTGTACTCTGTATTTAGAAGCTAATTCTCGATTCTGATCTACATCAATAAACTGTATTGAATAACCTTCACCTGCTACTTCGTTCATTACTGGTTTGAATGCTTTACAAGGACCACACCATGTGGCTGTGAAATATTTTGCTGTTTTCATTACTTACCCCACTTTCCATTTTTTACGATTGTTGCCATGATACCATAGTTGGATACATCAAGAAATGCATCTTCTAATGGTTCACCTTTTACAGCATTTGTTCTATCACCCATTAAAAGAGTTTTAACTCTCTGTAATTTATCGTTCATTCTAAACCACAAACCCGTAAGTGATAACTTTATCTCTTCTGGTGTTTGTAGTTGTGTACCGACACTTATGTTACCTGGACCATAATCGTGTTGTTTATGACAGAACAAGTCGTATTGTTCTCTCTGTAACCTTTTGAACTCGACAGTCATCTCTGGCCATTCTTGTTCCATTAATGCTACAACATCACCGTTGTCACCTGTTAAATACGAATTTAATTTCGGTGGTCCATCATTTGCGTAAAGAACCTTCTTTTTACTATCTTTTATAAATTTAGACATAATCTAAACTCCTATTTTATTTCATCTACTATACCATATTCTAAACATTCTTCTGATGTCAAATATGTATCTTGTTTGGAAACATCTTCCCAAAATTCTTGTGTCTTTTTTGTAACATTACCTAAAATACGATTTATATTTGTTTGTAATTTTTTCATATGGTCAGCCCCTTTTATCACATCTGAAGTCTTACCAACTTCAAATGCTGAACCCTCGTGAACCATAACCGTAGAATTTTCTGTCATTGTTCTTTTACCAGTTCCACACGCTAATATTACAGCTGCTGCTGACATACAGGCCCCAATACAACGTGTATTTACCTTTACTGGTAGGGAATTAAAGTAGTCAATAGTTCCTAACATCGCATAAACATCACCACCATAAGACGAAATAACTAAATTTACATCTTTCTTTCCACCACTATATTGGATAAAATTGTCAAACCTTGTCATAACCGAATATAATTGGTCCTGATCTATCTCGTAAGTTAAGTACATAGTATTACTGTCTAAGTTAATACCCCATTCTAATTGTTTGAATAACATTTGTGTCTCCTTATCCAATCCATTCATATTTGCATATTTCACCTTCAATAACTTTTCCATTTCACGTTCTAACATACTCTACTTACTCCTATTTTTTAAAGACAAAAACGGGTTCGTATTTATATCCCGCTCCCATCACACTTGATAAGGTTAATTGTAAGGTATTTTCGTGTGTGAATCCTATTTCTTCTGCCACTCGAATTGTACCTTCTTCTATAAATTTGTGTTTAGATGTATTTGCTATATTAATCAACATATACTTTCCGTCTTTTAGTCCATAATAACAATTTTCCATAGTCTGTCTCATAAACTCACCCATCCATTTATCTTCAGTTGGAAACTTTATATAACTTTGTGTTGGTTCATCCGAATATTTTTCGGTATCGAAATAGGGTGGTGAAGTAAAACATAAATCGATTGATTCCTTTTCAGGAACAAATTCTTCACTTCCCTGTTTATATATATCAACTTTTTTTCCTAAATACGAGAATTCTTTGCTCATTTTTAACAAACCATTATAAGTTCTCGTAGATGGTTCTGTTCCTATATAATGTTTGGTATTTTTTGCAGATAAAAATCCAAGTAATCTACCGCCCCAACCACTTGATGGATCCCATATTACTCCATCTCCACCAAACTTCTCGTAGATTAGTTTGGCTGCCGTTGGTCTGAAATTACTCACGGATTGAGTTCCACTATAAATCTTAATTGATTGTCTTAATCTATTTTCATGAAACCTGGTACTTGTAGAATTTGGATTTTCACCTTTATAATGTTTCTGTTCCCAAGTCCACGTCTTTTTAATAGTAGCCTTAAACTTATCATCATTTAAAAAGGTTTCCATTGGAGATTTCATAGAATTGCCACATTTAATTTCCCAAAAGAAAGGAAAGTATGACCAAGCTAATCTCAAACAGTGCATAGTTTGAACAATCTGATTATCCTTGAATAGCGTATCCACATTAAATTTTCTCAGTTTTTTCATATGGTCGTGTTTTTCATCTTCACGAATTTTATAGTGGGGAAATCCATGACGCCTGTAATAATCGAATATGACATCTACACCATATTCTATATCCACTACATCTATTGAATTTGTAACCCTTTCAAACTCTAAGTCTCTTTCATCCATCTCAATGAACTTACCGAGAGTTTCATAGTTTACTCTTGTCATTAGGGTAGATTTAGTTTACGGATTTCCTTTGGGTCTGCTCCATATTTCTGGAGTATGGTTTTAAGATTTGCCTTGTTTTGTTCTGTTGTATAGAACACATCTAAATATTCTCTTGCCTCTGATAGACTTGATTCATAGTGTTTTGCCACTATTTCTACTACCCACTTTTCGTATTTCATATTCTTTTTTCCTTTAACATATTTTAGCCATTCCTTCTTCTTTGGAAGTACATTAGTGTATAACTTATATAAATCTTTTGGTTTAAGATTGTATCTCTGAATTTCATTTACTACATCAACATACTCCATCTTCATAGATAGAAACCTATGTATCATATAGTTAGACCATTGTTTCTTCTCTGTTTCGTTTAGAGAATCCCAATAACCTTTTGTTTGTTTTTGTGTGATGTGTGTGATGT